GTGGGATCTGTCTAACGCTAAATTCCTAAATCCCTACCAAGGCGAAGTAGTATTCAGTGCTAATAATTGGAACACACTGTTTTCTGATGCTAACTCTATAGATGTATATGAATGGGTAGAAACAGATCTACTACCTAGCGAATGGGATCAGTTAGCCAACACAGAGCAAGGATTTAATCGCGGAATTAGCGGCACTAGTCGATATAGTGATTCTGCATATGTAACTAAACGCACTTATGATAAAGCGTCTCAGACATTCAGCAGACGTTATTATTATTGGGTGCAGAATAAACTTACGGTTCCTAATCAAGAAAATAGAAATTTATCTGCGCAAGACATAGCCGATCTAATTAGAGATCCTCAGAGCGAAGGTTATCGGTTTGTAAGTTTGATATCCCCAACAGAATTTGCTTTATATAATTGCGAAGGCCTTATCACAGACAAAGATGTTGCAATTAGCATTCAGTACTATACAATAGATGATCAATCTATTAATATTCATAACCAGTATGAAATTATTTCTGAAGGATTGGCATCAAGCAGACCAAATCGAGACGTGGAACAAAAATGGTTTGACAGTTTGGTAGGATTTGATGTGACTAGACGTCCTGTTCCTGCTCCTGAACTAAGCGAAAAAGAAAAGTACGGAATTCTAAATACTCCTAGACAGGGATGGTTTATAAATAGAGCAGAAGCATTAAAGCAGGTGATAGAAAGAATAAATTCGATTCTTATCGGCACACTTATTGTTGATGAAAAAGACATTTCAAGATTAACCGAACAAGAAAAACAGCCTTCTGCCGCCTCAAACCTATTTGATACTCGTGTTGAATCAGATCTAGATCTAGAATTTATCGGAGTTGCTAGAGCAAGACAGGCTCAACTATCTGCTGTAATAGAAAATGGAAAATTAATTAGAGTAGAAATACTTGATTCTGGCCGAGGGTATCTCGCTCCACCTACAGTTGAAGTACTAGGAACTGGGGTAGGAGCAGAGATTACAGTACAAATTGACAGCCAAGGCAGAGTAGTAGAAGCAACTGTCGAATCTCAAGGAGAATTCTATCAAACAAATACAGGAATCTCAGTACGGCGATTTACTGCTTTAGTAGAAAACGACAGTACGCTGGACGGCAGGTGGGCATTGTATGAACGAAACACAGAATCCGGCGAGTGGGTGCGTGCAGCAAGCCAAGGATTCGACGTTTCGCAGTATTGGGAATATCGTGATTGGTACATGCAGGGCTATAATCAATTTACTAACATAGATTATGTGATAGATGCTTCTTATGAGCTTCAAAGTCTCGATGATAGAATAGGTGATATTGTTAAAATTGAAAACATTGGTTCTGGCGGTTGGCTGTTATTAGAAAAAATCGATAATCGAAATACAACTAATTACACTGTAAACTACAGAACAATCGGAAGACAAGACGCAACACTGCAATTTAAAGACACACTCTACAATGTTGAATCTAGCTTGGTAGGATTTGATGTTACTAGCTACGATGATCTAAACTTTGATAGTCTGCCATCTATTGAAACAAGGATAATCCTTGAAACTGTAAGGGATTCTATTTTTACAGGGGATCTCACAGTAGAATACAATAGATTGTTCTTTGCTAGTCTCCGTTATGTATTCACAGAACAAAATTATGTTGACTGGGCTTTTAAAACCAGTTTTATTAAAGCACAGCATAATGTAGGTGAACTCGAGCAAAAGGTTAGTTTCCAAAATGACAGCCTCCCCTCCTATGAATCTTATGTAAACGAAGTTAAACCTTACAGCGCTAACATCAGAGAATATCTGTCATCATATGAAAGATTAGAAGACAGTAACACTATGGTAACAGATTTTGATCTAGCACCGAGATTTATTGATGTAGACAACACTATACAATCTGTTACAGCAAAGGTAGAAAACAACGCTATAGTAGTAAGAGGCGCACCCGTTGAAACTTATCCTGATTTACATTGGCTCGACAATACAGGGTATTCTGTCACTGCAGTAAATGTATCAAATGGCGGAAGAGGCTATACCTCTGCACCTGTTGTGAATCTCGTTGGCGGAGGCGGAACAGGTGCTAAAGCAGTGTCTTCTATTGGTCCTAATGGCGAAATAACTGAAATTACTGTCACCTCGCCAGGACAAGATTATCTATCTGCTCCTACGGTAGAGATAAACGGTTCGTTAGCAGAGAACAGTGAGACAGCAGTCGCGGCGGCTGTCATAGGCAACTCGCCCGTAAGAAGCATGAACACTGTAATCAAATTCGACAGAGTCTCTGGAGAGTTTGAATTTGTAAATCTCAGGACAGTAGAACAGTTTGTAGGTTCAGGTTCTAGACTAGAATTTAACCTAGAATGGCCTATGGATCTGCGTACAACAAGGGTAAGAGTTTTTGTAGACGGATCAGAAGCATTGGGAGGTTTATACACATATTCTAATATGCTTGATACCTCTAAAGGATACGATAGATTCCAAGGAAGGATAGTTTTTACAACAGCACCTGCTGAAGGTAAACCTATACAAATAGAATACTTCAAAGCAATAGATTTTCTAAATGCACAAGATAGAATTAACACAGCATACGAACCTGGACAAGGCAATCTAGGAAAATCACTAGGCCAGCTGATGGAAGGCGTTGATTACGGCGGAGTTGAAGTTACCAGTTTTGGATTTGCTAGCACTAGCGGCTGGGATTCACAGCCTTGGACTACAAATACTTGGGATATATTTGATACCGAATTCGAAGATGAAATAATACTCAGAAAACAGGTAACACTGAATTTTTCAAGTAAGATTATAGAAACATACACATTAGACGATTCAGTTGCTTATCAGTTACAGGTATCCGATGAACTGGTTCAAGATAGCACGCACGGAATAGGAAAAATTAAATCCATAGGAGATACATTTATAGTGTTAGATTGTGATTTGTCCGCACAATTTAACACAGTTGACCAAATTAGAGTATCGTTAGAAGATAGTTCTGAATCCCCTGTTGTAATAGAAGATAGTTCTATCGCTGTTCCTGCTAGTGTTGAAGAAATAGTACTGTTAAAAAATCCTCTTTCATCGGAAAACGATTACAACATCTATATTCAAGAATTAGACGAGAACAGAAACCTTATAAGAGATTTAAGGTTAGACGATCCTGATTTCGGCACTTCTGATCAAACTAATCTAGATGCTGTTACAGAAACAATTTCAGGCGATGGGTCTACTCAAGAAATTGTTTTATCTGATTTAAACATACCAACTCAGGTAGTATCTAGCAGTAATGAATTAATCTTAATAATTAGAAAAACAACTTCTGACGGTTCCTTTATTCCAGATCCAGAAAGTTATGATACAGCAATTTCTGGAGGGAATCTTGCTTACAGCACAGCACAGGGAATAAAAGCCGAAGAAATTAACATAGACGGAGACGGATTTGTAACACCTACAACATCTAAAGGGCCTGAAGAGATAGTACCGGGACAGGTGTTAGATACTCTTGATATTACAGTTTACGAATCTGTAGGCGCCGGCGCAAGTAACATTGTAGCGCGGAATTATATTGCCGACGGGGAAACGCTGGTATTTGATATCGGCACAACACCAGTTAAAGAAGAAAATTTATTTGTGAAAATCGATAATGAAATACAAGATAACACAGATTATCAAATCGACTATGTCAATAACACAATTACTTTTGGAACAACACCGGCAGAAAACCAAAGAATTAATTTAATTAATCTAGGTAATTCAGCTTCAAGAATTCTAGATATAGAAAAATTTGTAGCCGACGGTGAAACAGGACAATTCCTAACCAATGTAAGATGGGGGGACAACATCGAAGCATTCGTAACGGTTAACGGAAAAACTGTAGAGTATGTACTGTTTGAATCTGACAATTCCTATGACATAGCAGGAAATGTAATTGTTGAATTACCAACTGTTCCAGCAGAGAATGCAGCAATTAATATTGTGTTGCTTACCGATGGCGTAGAATTTAGAAACTACAGTGTAGTAGAAACAGACGAATTTATAGCAGACGGGTCTACAGTTGATTTTGTTCTAGACAATAATATTTTTGCTGAACAACCTGCACTTTCGTATACTATTGTAAAAGTAAATGATACAATACTTTCCGCGGGATATAACGAAAAATTTGCCGTAACTGCAAGTAGAGAATATCAACTCGATCTAACACAAATTCCTTTAGGATCTGTCAATGCAAACGAATTAGAAGTTTATCTAAACGACAGAAAATTAACACTTCAAACTGAATGGAGTTTTATAGGTTCTGATGTTTTTGATACAGACAATAACAGCCAGGAAGGCAGTATTATAAAATTAGAACCAGGTATAGGAGGAGCAGGTGATATTCTTCGTGTTTACATAATAGCGGATGCAGAATATAGATTTGGTTTCTTTGATAGTGAAAATCAATTTGTTCCTACAAGAGGTGAAGATTCTACCTTCCCAGTTTTATATCTAAATCAGCCTTACACAGCAGGCGATAAAATTACTGTATACACTTTTAGTAATCACGATAGCCAAAAAATAGAAAGGCAAAGACTAGAAGTTAGCGAAAATGTTGAAACTACACCTGGCACCGATGCATATTATGCGTTTAGAAGATTAGAAAGAGGAATCATATCTCTGCGGACAAATGCACAATCAACTGAAGAAGTCTGGGTGGTGCAAAATGGCGAATTGTTATCTCCTAGTGTTAATTATTGGGTATCGGAAGATGGAAGCACAGTTAATCTAGTAAATTCTCCACAGCAAGGTGATGTTATAGAAGTTATTCATTTTTCAAACTCTGCTATTACTAATAGATTTGGTTGGCGACAATTTAAGGACATGCTTAATAGAACTCATTATAAGAAACTAGGCAAGGTGTTTAGACTAGGTAATGATCTTAAATTTGATGATACTGTAATTGAGGTTGAAGATGCTAGCGAACTGCCACAACCTGATTACAACACAAAAACACCAGGCGTAATTTTCCTAGATAAGGAAAGAATTGAATACTTTATCAAAGACGGGAATCAGTTAAAACAATTACGCAGAGGCACTCTCGGAACCGGTGTCAAACAAAGTTATTCTGCCGGAACTGTGTTTATGGAACAGGGTAGATCTAATAATCTTCCTTATAGAGATCAAACTGATACGGTTAGTTTTGTAGGTGATGCTATCACGTTTTCCTTCAAGCCAGGATTTGACATCACATCTCAAGACGAAATAGAAGTATTTGTTGCTGGCAAACGATTACACAACAATAGTATAGAAGCATTTGATAATACAGTTGCGCAAGATTCCCCGGAAGGTGACGTAGTTCAGCCGCCGGAGTATTCAGTTGTTAACGGCGAAGTTAAACTAGAAAACACTCCCGACAACGATGTTGATATAACAGTTACAAGAAAAATTGGAACAAGATGGAACGATGAAGGAACTCCTTTAGCACGTAGTAACACCGATGTTGCACGTTTCTTACAATCAAGCACAACGGATCTACCACGATAAATAGAGTATAGGAACACATAAAATGACAGATAAATTCGATGATTACAACGGCGTTTTGCTACAGGGCCATATTAAAATTCATGATCCTGAATCTGGAGAAACTATAGTTGATAAACGTAATGCTATACACTATGAAAATTTTTCCATCTCGCTAGCAGAAAGTATAGGAAATGAAGGTACAGGGTTTGTTTCCTCAATGGCATTTGGGAATGGAGGAACATCAATTGATCCTACAGGAATAATTACCTATCTTACGCCGAATTCAACTGGAACAAACGCAAGTTTGTATAACCAAACTTATTCAAAAATAGTTGATGACAGGTCTGTAAACAACGTAGATCCAATTAGAAACAAAATTGAAACTAGACATGTAAGCGGCACAAATTATACTGATTTAGTAATTACCTGTCTCCTAGATTACGGAGAACCGGAAGGACAAGACGCATTTGATACCGCAAACGATGAAACAAATTCTTTCATTTTTGACGAACTAGGTTTAAGAGCTTTTTCTCCTTCAGGAGAAGGCAGATTACTTACTCACGTTATTTTCCATCCTGTGCAAAAGAGCCTTAATAGACTCATACAGATTGATTATACGGTAAGAGTACAGTCATTAAGCGGATTTAACGAGGTGTAATGAATGGCATATTCAATACCTTACACAGACGAAACAAATAATGGTGTCATTACTGTAGTAGATAGCACACTAAACGAAGACACTAGTCTTAAATTTCCTGGTCGAAACTTCAGTGGTTATGGACCTGCTATAGCAGAAAATTTCCTTCACCTTTTAGAAAATTTTGCAAGTGCAACTGAACCACCAAGACCGACAGAAGGTCAATTATGGTTCAATACAACTCTCGGAGAAGAACAACTAAAAGTGTATGACGGCACAAATTGGGTGCCTAGCGGGGGATTAAACCGAGCAGCAAACGAACCAGACGTTGCACAAGCACAGACCGGAGATTTATGGGTAGATACAGACAATCAGCAGTTGTACTTAAATTCGGGCGCAGGCTGGGTCCTTGTAGGACCTAATTTTGCAGACGGGTTAGCAACGGGTGCATCGCCGCTTACTGTTACAGGAATAGATAACCTAGAGTATACGATTGTTTTAGTTGAAGTAAGAGCACGGCCTGTGGCTATCATAGCATCGGACGAATTTACTCCTAAAACATCTATAGCCGGATTTACTACAATCAAACCAGGCGTAAACCTTTCAAATAGAAATATAACTGGCGCGGGCGAACCGAAATTTATTGGAACTTCGGAAAAAGCAGAATCTCTTATTGTTAACAATGATACAGTCGAAGCCGGCAATTTTTTAAGGGGTGATACGACTAGCACTACGCTTTTTCCAATTAATATACAAAACAATACAGGCGCAATAATAGGTACTGATGCTGCTCTTAATATTGGAGTAGAAGGACAAGCAGGTATAATACAACATCAAATAGAAGGATCTAATATAGATGTTAGAGTAAGGAGTGGCGGAACATCTAGAACTGTTTTGAGAATAGACAGTTCTAGAAGGCTAGGGATTAACAATGAATCTCCCGAAGAAGCACTTGATGTAATAGGTAATATGCAAACAGATTCCAGTTTGCGTGTAAATGGTACCGAACAAAGTTTAACTTTAAATACAGGAGCAATTACTACAAAAGGTGGAGTAGGCATTGCAAAAAACCTCAATGTAGGAGGCAACTCTACCTTTTCTAATCTAGCAACCTTTGCAAATATAGTACCAGACGGTAACAATACAAGAAACTTTGGCTCTCCTGAAGCAAAATGGCAAACAGCATATGCAACAACATTTGTAGGAAATCTTACTGGAAATGTAAACGGCACAGTATCAGGAATAGCAGGATCTTCTAATAAACTTACAAGTGCAACAACTTTTAAACTTTCAGGAGACCTTACTGCTGACGATGTAGTGTTTGATGGACAAACTGGCGGCTTGACAAAGGTATTTGAAGCCGAATTAAGTAATGCAGTTATTTCTGCAAAAGAAGAAATTTCTACTACTACCATAGACGATGAAATTCTAATCAACAGAAGAACTGGAACTACAGGTTTATTTAAAGTAAGCCGAAGAAATCTACTTAAAGCAGTACCAGTAAATCCTCCAGGTGTAGTGTTACCTTATGCAGGAGTTAATGCTCCGGGAGGTTGGCTATTGTGCGACGGCACAGAATATAGGATTTCAGACTTTCCAGATCTTTTCGAAGTAATACAATACGAGTTCGGAGCAAGACCAATAGTACCAGAAGGATTTTTCCGTGTACCAGACCTTAGAGGGAGATTACCTCTGGGTGCTGACAATATGGGCGGCAACAGTGCAAATGTTGTTACCGAAGGTTATGCAGACGGAATAGGCAGAACCGGCGGATCAGAAACAACTTCAATCGGTGTTGACAATCTGCCAGAACACGAACATGATCTTAGAGGGGATTCTGGCGATCAGTACTATGCTATTAGAGACGTTGCGGGAATTCCGAGAGACCCCGAAGCAATACAATATGATGCGCCGCAAAGTCTTGGTAACGGCCAGGCTTTGCCTAAAAGCGGAGGAATCATTTCGGATGCAGAGATAGGACAGCCGCTTGATGTAATGAACCCAACACTTACAATGAATTATATAATTTTTACTGGCAGGGTTTCATAAAATGAGCTATAGACTAAACAAAACAAACGGTGAATTGGTTGTAGAACTAGCTGATGGGCAAATTGATACAACTAGTACGGATATTACATTAGTAGGAAGAAATTATCGCGGCTTTGGCGAAATTTTTAACGAAAACTTTATAAAAATAATCGAAAATTTTGCAAATACCTTGCCACCCAATTCTCCCTTAAAAGGGCAATTATGGTATGATACTCAGTTACAAAGGCTAAAGATATATAACGGCACAGAATTTAGAGCTGCCGGTTCACCTATTGTTAGTTCAACTAGACCTTCTCTTGTGCAAGGAGATCTATGGATAGATAATCAAAATAAAAAACTTTATTTCTATGACGGAAATGTAGACGGCGAAGTAACATTGGTTGGCCCTGAATACGACGATGCCCAAGGGAAAACTGGTATAGAAGTCGAATCTGTAGTTGACATTAATTCACAAGAAAGAGTAGTAATTAAATTACTCATAGCCGGAGAACTTTTTGCTGTTTTAACCAAAGATAGTTTTAGACTTTCTGGAACTAGAAAAATACTAGGATATCCAGACGATCCTAATGATACAGTTGTTCCATCTAGACAATTATTCCAAAAAGGATTTAATCTTGTAGATCAAGAATATTTGTTTAGAGGCACAGCCGAATCTGCTCTTGCTCTTATAGACGAGGACGGAAATACAAGATCAACAGCAAACTTTCTACCATCAGATTCTGATGCGACTACAATAGGAAGTTTGACAGTAAACAACTCCAATGGTTTAAGAGTCGGTGTTAACGATGTAGTATATTCAAACTACAAGGTAATAGGCACTACTACAGTAATTGAAACTCAGCAAAATCAAACTGATGTAGCAGTAAGGACAAGAGTCGGAAACCAATTTACAGTTCCTTTATTCATCGACAGTAGTGAATCAAGAATTGGAATATACAATGAATCACCACAGTATACACTTGACATAAACGGTGATTTTCGAACATCTGGCAATACAGTGATAGACGGTGACCTCACGGTTAACGGCAGTGCTACTTATGTAAATGTTGATACTCTAAAAGTATTAGATAAAAATATTGAACTTGCGCTGTTGGACGACAGTACAGAAGGCGACGATACTAGCGTAGACGGCGCAGGAATAACAGTAAGGTCAACTGGGGGTTCTAAAGATCTATCTTGGCAACAGGACACAAACAGTTGGACTTCAAATGTTAATTTTAACATAGAATCTGGAAACGAATACAAAATTAATGGCGATTTAGTATTATCCCGCACAGAACTAGGACCAACAATAACCAGAGCTAATGGTTTATCTAGTATAGGTACTTTAACGGAGTTAAATGTAGATAACATTACACTTGATGGTAACACGCTATCTACTGCAAACGTAGGACTTACTATTGATGCTTCAGGTGATGTTTCTGTATCTAACTCGAGATTGACCAATCTCGATGAACCTGTAGATGGCCAAGACGCAGTTACTAAAAATTATGTTGATATTCAAATTGACTCTACAGACGTTGCGCTTAGTTTAGACACAACTGGGCTCTCCAATCCTGCTGTAGAAAATCCGTATAACGATGTCCAAACCATCCTAGAATCGATATCCCCTGCTAGCCAAAAACAAGACGGTGTACGTGCCAGAATCCACTGCGTTTCTTATACTAACACAACGATTAGTGGAATAGACATTCAGGCTGCTGTTAACAAAGAATTTGTAACTATCAATAACATACAAGAGCCCTTTGATCTAGAAGAAAATCTAACAGCAGAAAGCGTACTCCAAGACGTAAATTTTGATTCTATATCTGCACCTTTTTCTCCTATTCCTAATCGAACCACAATGACTTTTGAAATTTCAGGATCACAGTGGAATTGGCAAAACACAGTTTAGAGTTATTACGATAAATATCGTATATAACCAGGGTTTTTCAAATGGCATATACCATTAATAAGTTTGACGGTTCAGTTCTAACCACGCTGATAGACGGCACATTAGATAGGACTACGTCTGTAGGATTAGTCGGAAAGAATTTTGCAGGTTACGGAGAAATACAAAACGAAAATTTTGTGTTTCTTTTAGAAAATTTTGCAAGGGCAAATGCTCCTAATAATCCACTCCGTGGCCAGTTATGGTTTGATACAGGAAATCAAAAGATTCGAGTCTATGATAACACCAAATTCAAAAGTCTTTCTATAACGCAAATATCCGACATCGAGCCTACAGACCTTCTCAATGGTGAATTTTGGTGGGATAGCGTAAACGCTCAACTTTATGGATATACAGGCTCTGAGTTTAATTTAATTGGTCCTGAAAAAGCAGGAGAAAATACAACAAGATTTGTATCAAGAAATGTAACAGACACCGAAGATAATATTCAACCAGTTGTAGTAGGAGTAGTAGACGGTGAAGGTATTATTGTAATATCTGATACAGAATTTAATGTCCCTCAAGAAGAAATTCAAGGATTTACATCAATTAAAAAAGGCATTACACTTAGAAATTCTGCCAGTGGTGTAACCGATCCTGATGAATATTGGTTTTGGGGAACTGCGTCTAACGCTAACTTATTAGATAATCTTAATAGTACTCAATTCCTAAGAAGTGATCAAGATACTGCACTTACAGGAAATCTCGAATTTGCCGATATCGATACAGGATTAGAATTTGCGTCGTCTTCGATTAAACAAACAACTAATAAATTAGAATTTTCTCAAAATCAAGGAACATTTGAGTTTATTGAAAATAATTCTAATGATATTGTTTTGTCTATAGATACAACTGATCGGACTGAAGGCATAAGATATTTTGGAAATCAAGTTTGGCACTCAGGTTACCAAGGAGCAAACACTGGTCTTGATGCTGACACTGTAGACGGATTAGAAGCAGCAGATTTTCTTGGTGTAAATGCAAAAGCAGTAGATTCAGATAAATTAGATGGTATCGATAGCACAGGATTTTTATTGGTAGACGGCAAAGCAGTTGATTCTGACAGATTAGATAGTGAGAACGGAACATACTATTTAGATTTCAATAATTTTACTAATATTCCTAATCCTACAATAACGTTAACAGGCGACGTGTCTGGAACTGTAACTTTAACCGACCTTGCTAGCGGAACATTAAATGTAAGCGTAATTGACAACAGCCATAAGCATGTGATTTCTAATATAGTTAGTCTGCAATCGGAACTGGACTCAAAATTTAACGTTACCGGCGGCGTAATGACTGGAAATATAGAATTCCAAGATGATCAAGAAGGCATTGTTTGGTCAAGAAATACAGACGGTGCAAGTATTAAATTTTACAATACTGGCGACGGTGATTCCGATTCTCGACTAGAATTCAACACAAGAGATAATGACACTGAATATTTTTTATGGACCCATGATTCTAATGAACTTATGCGTCTGGTACCTAACGATGTTGCAAATGGATTAACATATCGCAGCAACACAGTGTGGCACGAAGGTAATCAAGGTGCAGGTAGCGGTCTTGATGCTGACACTGTAGACGGCTTACAGGCCGATGATTTTCTACCTGTAAACGGCAAAGCACAAAATTCTTTCAGTGCTGATAACGCTTTAGATTCTGACAGATTAAATGGATTAACTTCAGATGTTTTCCTACAAAAATCAGGAGGCACCCTTACAGGCTTTTTAACATTACATTCTGCGCCACAAAACGATTTTCATGCTGCGACAAAAAAATATGTCGACGAGGCTACCAGTCAGCCAGATCCTTTCTGGGCAGGCGCAACCACGTTTGCTAATGTGACTGCAACATTTTCAAATTTTCCTGTAGGTACAAAAGTTTCTTTCTGGGAGGAAAGGAGTTATCGCCGATCGGCAAATTCAAACGGTGGTTCTGTTTTAATATCAGACAGATATCGTCGTACTATACAAAAAACAGGCGCTACTAGCTGGTCCAATATAGGAGGATGACATGGAAGAATTAAATAGACAACCTGCTCTGGCACAATTTAATAAAATAAACAAAATGTTTACAACAGTATTAAGTATGGTCAATGACGTTTCCATGTTGAATCATGATTTTTATGATTATAAAGATGTTGAAATTGATTTATATAACGAAACTATTATTGGAACGCTAGATGATTTCAAAATTGTTAATATTAATGAAGGTCTTCTTGAAATAAATGAAGATATGGTAAACGAACTTGCTAGAGATAAAATTGTAAAATTTTATCCTTTAGAAAGACAATTAACTATTTTAGGTAGCGTCCTAGAAAAATTAGCTGATCAGTCCAATGTGGATGCAGAAGATCTCAAAGAAATGAATGACTTTATTAATGAAGCAAAGCGTGTGAATAAAATTCGTAAAGAATTCTACGCAAATAGTCCGGATTATGATTACAAAACTACAGAAGAACTAGACGAATTAATTGAAACAAAATACGAAGGAAGTATTCAGGCTTACAATGGACAATTTACAGGTAATTAAAGTTTACGACAGTTTAACTGCCGATAATATATTAGATTTAGTTAAATCTATTGAAGAGCCAAGGTGGATAACAAGAGAATATCTACAACCAGGTAGAGCAGTAAATGATGAAACTTGTTTTTACAAATATTGTAATCAAGTACAAATGAAAAAACAAGATAGAGAATATTTTAGAAATATAGCACCAAAATTCGAAAATTACTTTCTGTCAGAAGTTGCTGTTAATAGATACGACCGTGGAGATTTTATTGGACTTCATCGCGACCGACACGATTTTAGAATGAACCTGGTTGTTGCCCTTCAAGATGGTTCGGATGGTTTATATGTCCAAGATACAGATGAATTTATAGAAGATAGAGCAGGACAGGGCGTACAAATAATAGGCACAGGGCCTGTGCATAGTGTACCAACAACTAACAATGAAAGATATTCATTGATATTTTTATACGAGTGAAATAGCATGTATACGTTACTACAAAAACTTGAAGAAGAAAAAATTAAATCGTTAAATGATTTATTACATAGTGTAAATTTTCAAAACAAAGACATAAGGCCTGGTAAGAATGCTCCACAAATTATGAGTGTCTATAACCATTCAAAATGGTATAACTGGCAGAGAGAACAAAAAAATAATTTTATAAAAGCATTATCGAATTATTCTAATACAGCAGTTGTTGGTTGGTTTTTATCATTGCCAGCAGACGGTTTTCTAGACACAATGGATTATTGGCAAAACATGGTGTCGGCAGGAACTATCACAGCATTTTCTCTTACTGATAATAATCCTATAATAATAGAAGGAAGCACTTTAACTATTGAAAGAGGCGCTGGAATTCAATTTCATCTCAAACAGTTACACGAAATTCGACCTGCTACATTCGAAAGAAATTGGGCATGCCTGATGCAGTTAATCTAAAAACCACTAAATACAATATTAACAGGAATCACTAAATGGCATATCAGATTAATAGATTTGACGGATCAATACTAACTGTAGTAGAAGATGGGACCATAGATCAATCTACCGATCTATTACTTGTAGGCAAAAATTTTGCAGGCTACGGAGAGGTTCAAAATGAAAACTTTGTATTTCTACTAGAAAACTTTGCAGGATTGAACCCTCCGGCGCAGCCTTTGTCTGGACAAATTTGGTTCGATTCAGATACTTCGAAACTAAAATTTTATGACGGTTCTAGGTTTAGAACAACTGGGGGCGCTGAAATTAGTGCTGGAGAGCCTACCGGGTTAACTGAAGGAGACTTTTGGTGGGACACTGAGAACGAACAATTATTTGCGTATAACGGTACTGACTTTGTACTGGTAGGACCACAAGACGCAGGCGAAGGTATTACTCAGATGCAGAGTCGGTCTGTTATAGGAACAGATGATATTAGCCGTTCTGTCATTGTGTCTGTTATAGACGATTCGGTTGTTCATATTATATCTAACGAAGCATTTTCTATAAAACAGACCCCGGGTAATAGCATACCAGGATTTGATGTAATTAAAAGAGGAGTAACTCTAGTAAACACTTTAGGCACAACAGCCGGTGTTACAAGCACAGATCATATATTTTGGGGCACAGCATCTAATGCTAACAAATTAGGTGGCATAAATGCAGACCAATTTGTACAATCAGGCGAAGCAAATTTTAATTCGCTTGTTGAGTTTAGCGATGTTGGCGTTGCTATAGGAGATTCACTTGACCTAAGAGTTTTTATTGAAAATGACAACCAGGCTGTTATCTCAAATGAGGTAGGTAACAGACTTAGTTTTAGAATAAAAGATATTTCAGGAATTAACAAGACTCCTCTAAGAATTTTTGCAGATTCTGTATTGCCTGGATTAACTTCAAGCGGGGATGCTACCGAAGAAGTCGATCTCGGTAGTGAAATTCATGCATTTTCTGAAATATTTGCTGAAAACTTTACAGGACTTTCTGAGAAGTCAACTGCTCTTGTAGTAGGTGGAGAGAGCAGAGTAGGAAGTATTTCTGCAGATCCTAATACTGTTGCTGTTAGAGACGCTTCGGGAGATCTTAGAGCAAATCTGTTTAATGGAATAGCACTGCAGGCAAAATATGCAGACCTTGCTGAAATATACAAAACAAATTCTTTATTACCTGTAGGCACTGTAGTTGCAGTATGCGACCACAGTGATCACGAGGTTTGCGCAGAGTCTGTGACCAGTGTAATTGGCGTCATATCAGAAAATCCTGCTTATCTAATGAATTCTGAATCAGAAGGACAGGCTGTTGCCTTGAAAGGCCGAGTGCCTGTAAGAATCACAGGTCCTATAACAAAAGGCGAAAAAGTATTTGCACAAGGAAACGGTACAGCAAACGCATCACAAAGTGGAGATTTTGTAGGAATTTCTCTTGCGTCATCCGATAACAAGGAAGAAAAATTAATAGAGTGTGTTTTAAAGGTATAAATAAAATACGCACTTAATAAGGATTACAAATGGCAGTTTCATCTAATGATACAATTACCGCAGCACAATTTAACAATTTACAAAGTCGAATTGCGCAGGTTTTAGGTACAGGTTCCGGCAGTTTTGGTTACGGACAAAATGTAACTAGCTCACAGGTGTCTGCTCTACAAGATTCTGATATACCAGACGGTGATACTATCCTAGCTGCTCAATTTAACGATCTTAGAGCAGATATGAATGCTGCATTTACACATCAAAATGGATCTCAAATTTCAATCGGAGAATTTGCTGTAGGAGACATTGTAGGTGCTGACCAATCAGGAACTGATTTAGATAGAGACGGCGATAATTTTACATTTGTTAATCCAGACTCGTCAAAAGGATTTAATGATCTGTTAGACGAAATGACCGATATAGAGAACAATAGATTTGTAATTGATGCGAGTCAGCAACAGATAGAAGTAAGAGCAGCAGACGAGAGAATAATAAATTGGAACGGCACTATTATTTCTGAATTCACTGCAAGTTTTGCAAATGCTGATGCACGAAGGTATTTTTTTAATGCCGGCGGCCAAGTTAGAATATCAGGAACTGTTGATCTAAGTACTTCGACCGGAGACAGTCAGGATCGAGACGAAGGTTGGTCTGATCTAATAGAAAATCCTGGTGAAATACAATTTGACTATAATTCTACGACAATAACCGGCAGCAGCACCGGTGTAACATTCCCAGATGGAGTCATAGGAAATCAATCTCTTACCAGCACGTTCCAAGAAATTTTCAAGAAAGACGCCAACGGCGGCGTTTACGGCAATAGTTATTGGAAAATAGATGCTAGATTAGACAGTTCTAGTCTAATTAGATTCAGAATCACTCTTGTAGATGACGGTCCAGAAAGCAACCCAGACGAAGGTGTTCCAGGCGGTATTGAACCAGGTGTAACTGAGCCAGTGACAGCAGATATTGAATTTGAATACTCGGCTAGGCGCGCCAACGGCGCAGTGGTTCTTGACTTCCCAGCATTTATCATCACCAACACATTCGAATAATTCTTGACGCTAATTGTTTATTCTTATATACTAGTCGTATAGGAGTAAATTATGGACGAACGTCTAGAAAAAGCACTAGAATTTTCTAATTATATGGTCACGCTTAATAATCAAAAGCGTGTACTAAAAGAACAGTTTAGAGAAAATATTGTTCATTATCACAACGGCGGACAATTCACAGTTACGCAAGATTTAATTACATTTGTCAATATGCTAGTAGATCGAGAAGTGTCAGAAGACATAGTTCTGGTAGATGATAATGAAACCCCTGTACTGATTGCTGATGCAGATAGTTTTCTTGCAGACATTCTCGACAGATACTTTTCTGTAACAAACCAATACCATGCTTCGTATAAAGAACTATTATCCAAACGCAGTGTAGAAAAACTGGTAGACTATGACAACTAGAGGTATTGTTGTATTTGCTAGAAACAATAGCCAAGTTGACTACGTGAAACAGGCTCATTTTCTAGCAAAAAGAGCACGAGACATCCTCGGATTACCTACTACATTAGTTACAGACAGTATAGAATTTCTAGATGTTGAATATCCTGACTGGAAAACTGTGTTTGATAAGGTAGTATCAATTGTATGGAAGGCTGAAGATATCTCAGAGGACACAGTATTATCGCGGGGAGAAAAGCATAGCCAAAAGAAATTCTACGACGGTGCCCTTGTATCAAAGCGTTTAGAATGGAAGAACGAATCACGCACCCTTGCTTATGAAGTCTCTCCGTATGATGAAACTCTAGTTTTAGATTCAGACATTGTTATTTCTAATGATATATTTCTCAAATGTTTTGAACAAAAACACGATTTATTGCTTTATAAAACTGCAACTGAACTGCTTGAGATTGATAGAGGTGACGATTTTACAAGAGTTTCTGATACATCAATTGATTTTTATTGGGCTACCTGTATCTTTTTTAGAAAAACAAGCGAAAATCGAATATTTTTTGATCTAGTAAAGCATATTCAAGAGAATTGGAGCCATTACAAAAATATTTTCCAAATTAATTCTCCCTATTACCGTAATGACTATGCATTTTCTATTGCTGTTCATGTTATGAACGGATATCAGACTGGAGATTTTGCTAAACCCTTGCCCGGTACGCTGTATTTTATCACAGATAAAAGCATTTTATGGCAAATTCAAGACAAATCTCTCATGATACTGCTTGAAAAACCCACATATGACGGTGAGTATACGCCAATAAGAATCGAAAATGCTAATTTACATGTTATGAATAAGTTCAGTTTAAATAGGTGTATAGATGAAGTCTAGAGGATTTGTAATTTTTGCGGAAGGAGAAGAGTATTTCCGTCAGGCATACCTTGCTGCATTAAGTATTCGCGCAACAGGTAACAAATATCCTGTAAGTGTTATAACAAATTGCACTGCAGACACAAAACATAGAATTATTTTTAGTAAAATTATAGAAATTCCGTGGTATAAGCAGGATAATACTCTATTAAAAACTGAAAATCGCTGGAAAATATACCATGCATCCCCCTATGAGGAAACTATTGTACTAGATTCTGACGTCCTAGTATTACAGGACCTTGAATATTTTTGGAATTCTGTTGAAAATTACAATTTATATTTTCCTACTAGAGTTTTTACTTACAGAAAAGAACTTGTCGAGTCAGATTTTTATAGAAAAGCATTTTCTGCCAACGATCTTCCTAATTTCTATAACGCAGTACACTATTTTCGAAAGTGTGATTGGACGAAACAGTTTTACGAGTGGGTAGAGATAGTTAATAACAACTGGGAATTGTTTTATGGCAACTTTTGCAAAGAACATTATCCTAAACAGCCTAGTATGGATATTACTACTGCTATTGTTTCTAAAATACTAGACTGCGACACGGAAATATCCAATCAAAAACAAGACATGCCTCAATTGGTACACATGAAACCACGTGCTCAGCGCTGGAAAAATCCAAAAAGTCGTTGGCAGGATAGGGTAGGAGTTTATCTTAACGAAAACCTTGAACTTAAAATCGGCAATCATAGACAAGACACTGTGTTTCATTATACAGAAAACGATTTTGTAACTGATGACATAATAGGAAAGTATGAAAAATGTCTCAAACTATGATGTATGTAACGTTTGAACGAGATACGGGCAAAATCCTAGGAATATCTCCTAAATTTGAACACGAAAACTCTATTCCAGTGCCTCTGGCAGATGTAGCCGGACTGTTAGAAGGTAAAGAACGCAAAAGAAACTATAGAGTTAACTACAATCCAAGGACCAAACAACTAGAACTCTGTGATTTACATCAAGAAATCTTTGACGGAACTTCGGTTAACGATTTCATTTATGAAATACCTGAAATTAAAGTGGATGATGCAGACATCGTAGTTGAGCAGGACATACCGAATACCTGTTGGAAAGTAAAACTAGGCAAACAACTAAAAAAGAACCTGCGTAAAAAAGGAATCAGACTAAACACAGTGATTGCATTTTCTATTACTGCAAAGCACGATCCTAACATACTTTACAAAACTCTTTCTATCGACTTTTCTCGGATACTTAACGATAACTATGCAGTAGTAGACTTTTCCATGCCTTTTGAAACAAAAAACACGCCTATTTCGGTTTTTACAGCAAGGCGATTCGACAGTTATGAATTTAAAAGGATATTCAATGAGTAAAATCCGTGTTGTTGAACAGGATATTGTATTTTTATCTTACGACGAACCTAATGCCGAAAAGAATTACACAGACCTATGCCAAAAAATACCATGGGCTAAGAGGGTACACGGAGTAAAAGGTTCAGATGCTGCTCATAAAGCCTGTGCTGACCTTTCGGATACAGAGCATTTTATAACTGTAGACGGTGATAACATTGTTAACCCAGAATTTCTAAATGTAGAAATTGATCTTGAGGAATTAGGGGTTACTCCGAATCATGTATTTTCGTGGTGTGGCAAAGTTCATGTGAATGGACTAAAATACGGCAACGGCGGCTTAAAATTATGGACAAAGGACTTTGTAAAAAACATGCAAACGCATGAAAATGCCAAAGATAATGATCCAAGGTCATTGATTGAATTTTGCTATGATACCAATTACTATCATCTTAACGAAAATTACTCTACTTCTTATACTAATGCAAGTGCGTTTCAGGCTTGGCGAGCAGGCTTTAGAGAAGGGGTAAAAATGAGTCTTAATCAAGGTGAAAAGGTTACAAATATTAACTCGATTTGGTGGCAAAATCTAGAAAGACTTAAAATTTGGTGTTCTGTTGGCGCAGACGTAGAAAATGGTTTGTGGAGTTTGTATGGAGCAAGAGAAGGCTGTTATATGACGAATTGCACAGACTGGGATTACGTGCAGGTAAGAGATTTTGAATATCTTACAGAATATTGGAATAAAAATTACAGTAACTATGCAGAAAATGATCTAGTGTCCAAGATCGAAAGTTTAGGAGAATCACTTGCAAATGAATTAGCACTCGATGTTGCACTTTTAGACAAAGCAGGCAGTAAATTTTTTAAACAGGTATACCATAATTCAACAAGAATTCTAAAAAACAGGAAATCATGAGCAACGAACACGAAATTGAAAAACTCAAGGCAAAAAGAGAAATAATTAACAAGATTTCTCCTTCATTTTGTTCGGCAAAGTGGTTGCAGACTACGCTCTATTTGCAGAACGGCTATAATCATTCATGCCATCATCCTGCTCCGCATAAAATACCTGTAGAAGAAGTAAAGGAAAACCCTGCTGCTCTACATAATTCTCAGTATAAAAAACAACAAAGAAAAAAGATGCTAGAGGGCAAAAGGCCCAAAGAATGCTCCTATTGTTGGAAAATAGAAGACTTGCGCGAAGATCATTTTTCAGATAGACACTATAAAACAGCAGACGAGTGGGCATGGCCTAGACTAGAAGAAGTCGCATCCTCTAAGCCAGACGACAATATCAATCCTGCGTACCTCGAAGTTAGTTTTTCGAATGTCTGCAATTTTAAATGTTCCTATTGCTCATCTGAAATAAGTTCTAAATGGCTGGAAGAAATTAAACAGCACGGAGAGTATGACACAAGCACTGCATCTCACAATCTAGATTGGTTAAAAGAGTCCGGGCGTTTTCCTTACAAGCATAGAGAAGAAAATCCTTATGTAGAAGCGTTTTGGAAGTGGTTCCCAGAGATTTTATCTGACTTGAAGGTATTTAGAATAACCGGAGGAGAGCCGCTACTTAGTAAAGATACCTGGAAAGTTCTTGATTACGTTGCAGAATCTGCGCCTAATCCTATTGACATTGCAGTAAACACTAATCTCTGTGTAGACGATACGCTAATTGATAAATTGATTGAGAAATTTGAATATCTAGAAACCAAAGGTCACACCTGTCAGGTTTTTACCAGTTTAGAAAGCACTGCTGCAAAAGCAGAGTACAGTAGATTCGGACTAGACTACTACCAATGGTGTAAAAATGTAGAAAAGGTTCTAGAAACTAGCAATCTCAGTGTGGTTGTAATGACTACAGTTAATATTCTAAGTATTACAGATTTCAACAGGTTTATAGATCTCATAATGGGGTTTAGGATAAAGTATAATCTTGATTCTGCAAATAATCGTATTCCTATTTCCGTAAATCAAATGCACTGGCCGCCCTATCTCAGTATTGCTCTTTTACCAGACCACCTTAAACATAAGTACCACGACGAAATAAAAAATCACTGTGAAAGTTGGTTAAAGTATCACAATAACGAAAAACACGCTCGGCTATATCTAGAAGAGTGGGATCAAATACAGAGACTATGCGAGTCTATGCTGTCTTCAACAGCAACACATCAAAATTATTCTGATTTTCGCAACTATATTGTCGAATACGACAAAAGACGAAGCACAAATTTTAAAAACACATTTCCTGAATTAGAGGATCTATTAGGTTAGTATGCCAAAAAACAAAGACGAATCACTAATACAGTATAGAGATAGAATTATCAATCCAATAAGCACGAGTTTTTGTGCTGCAAAATGGTATAATGCTACTATTTGGTTAGGAAGTGGTACTACTGCAAGTTGCCATCACCCGCCTGCTCATCAAATTCCTCTGTCCGAAGTAAAACAGAGTTTTAAGGCAATTCATAATACCAAACATAAAAAACTCATGCGTAAGATGATGTTAAACGGTGAGCGTCCAAAAGAATGTGAATACTGCTGGAAGATGGAAGACATTTCCAAAGACACTGTTAGCGATAGAATTTTTAAAACCATAATATACAAAGACGACGAAGTAAATGAACTTGCAAAAGTAGATTACACAGAAGACGTTGATCTAAAAACTCTTGAAATATCATTTGACAGAGTTTGCAATCTTGCTTGCTCATATTGTAACGCTAGTTTTTCAACAACTTGGGCTAAGGATATCAAAAAGAACGGAGCCTATCAAAATCTTGTTTCTGACGGCGCAGGCGCGTTTCAGCAAGACGGATCATGGACAGAACCATATAAATCTGACGAGGATAATCCCTATATTCAAGCATTCTGGGAATGGTGGGAAGACAGTCTGTCTCAGAGTCTAGATGAACTGCGTATCACAGGTGGTGAACCTCTCATGAGCGGTAACACCTGGCGACTTTTCGATTGGTTTACTGAACAAGAATCTGACATGAGATTTGCGATTAACAGTAATCTAATTGCAAAACCAGAATTTATTGATAGGCTGATAGAAAAAACAAAAAATATCAAGAAGTTTGAAATCTACACTAGTTGTGAAGCAGTTGGAGAACAGGCTGAATACATAAGAGACGGTCTTGATTATGCATTATGGAAAAGCAACATGATCAAAATCATGCAAGAAGGAAACGTGCATGGCATGCACATCATGATGACCATTAACAGTTTGTGCCTCTTTAGTATAACCGAGTTTTTTGATGAGATGTATGCTCTCAAAGAACAATTTGAAGATAAAAAACCGCCTACGATGAGCGTAAACCTGCTGAGATTTCCAAGTTTTCAATCTCCTTTAGCATTGCCGGACCATATCAAACTCTATCTCAAAGAAAAACTAGAAACTTGGTATGAAAGTTCTAAACATAAACCTCTTTGGCATGAATTTGAAAAGTCCAGTATTGAAAGATTGATAGATTATCTTGATGTAGTAGATGCTCCGCATAGAAGAACTTCTAACAAAATTACTCTTTGGAGAGATTTTAAAAGTTATTATAAGCAGTACGATAAAAGAAGAGGTAAAAGCATCTCGGTATTTCCTAAAATACTTACTGACTGGATTGAACAACTTCCTGATACTGAATTACCAGAGTTTTCTAATCTTAAAAACGGAAATTCCACACAGCAATACGAACAGGATCGAGAACTGCAGAAATTAGCAGAGGAAGAAGGATGGATACTTAATCCTGATCCAAAAAACATAGAAGGTCCATTAGAAAAGTATGACTGAAAAGGATAATTTTTGCATAGCCCCTTGGATTCATCTGCATACATGGCCAAATGGTAACGTGTATCCTTGTTGCATGACACCAATGGAAGAACCTATTGCAGATTTAACTAAGACGTCTCTGAAAGACATTTGGAACTCGCAGCCAATGCGCAGTTTGCGAGTAAAGATGATGAATAACGAACGTGCTTATTCTTGTCGCCGCTGCTACGAACAGGAGGATGCCGGACAACCTTCAATGCGACAAATGTTGAACCAATCGTATGCAAATCATCTTGACAAACAAAAAGAAACAGACGAAAACGGTTACTTTAAACAGTTTAATCTAGCATACTGGGATTTTAGATTTTCTAATATCTGTAATTTTAGATGCAGAACTTGTGGCCCGCAACTGTCAACCGGATGGTACGAAGATACTAAAAAAATATGGGGATCTCTACCAAATGATGTTCGTAAGATAGAAGCAAGTGAGATATCTTGGAAACAGATTGACGAATTATTTCCTGTTGTTGAAGAAATCTACTTTGCAGGCGGCGAACCTTTGCTAATGCAGGAACATTATGACATACTTGACCGTCTAGTAGAAGAAAAGCGATACGATGTTAGACTAAGATATAACACTAATTTTAGTAGACTACATTTTAAAAGTAAAAATGTAATAGATTATTGGAATAAGTTTGACAGCGTGTCAATTTTTGCCAGTCTTGACGGATCTCACAGCAAAGGAGAATATGTGAGAAAAGGGCTCAATTGGAACACAATTGAAAACAACTTTTCTCAAATTAATAATTTTGCAAAAAATGTAGATCTGCACATCAACTACACGCTTAGTGTAATGAACGCATTTCATGTGACAGAATTTCACAGAGAAATGATCGAAAAGCAGCACATTGAACACGCAGACAAATTTAGATTAAATATTGTGCAGCATCCTCTGCATTTTAGATTCCAAATACTACCGCAAGAGTATAAAGAAAAATTAAAAAAACATTATCAAAACTACATAGACGATTATTTGTCTAATCTTGTTGATGTAAAAGAATCTAGCATAGTTAATGATTTTAGATCAGCAATTGCTTTGTTGGAAAGTGAAGATTATTCTAGTCATTTACATGAGTTTATCGACCATACTAGACAACTAGATAGGTTACGAAAAGAAGATTTTACAGATATTTTTTCAGAATACCAGAGTCTGTTTGATGAATATAGTTAGTATAGGCTGCAGTTGGACATATGGCCATGGATTAGATAGCAGTGAAACATATTCTGCTCATCTTCAGAATGCCATTTCTCAAAAAAAAGTAATCAATGGAGGACACTCGGGGGCAGATAACGAATATTCTGTATATGCAGGAACACGTCTTGTAGAAGAATATAACCCTGCAATATGTATCGTACAACTAACAACTTTTGATAGAATTACACTTGGCACAGACGGTTTTGAAAACTTTGAAAAAAATTCTTATTCTACAAATCAGCCAATATACTACGGAAAAAGTGAAAATACAGAGCATCTAAGAGTTATAGGAATAGGCGACACAGTTAAAACAAAGTTTACGCCAGGAAATTATCTAGCAGACAAGAATGAAAAAGAACAAATTCACAAACAATCTGGTGTATCAAATAATCCAAAAAAGTTTAATGATTTTACATCGGTTCTTTATGAAGATATAGTTTTTAGCGATTTTCTTTTTCATAAAACAATCAATAGTCTATGGCTGTTTCACTGTTTCCTACAGTCAAAAAACATTAAACCATTATATTTTTCTTGGCTTGCTCTTCCTAGTGCATTTTACAGCACTGAGTACTATGAAAAAATAGCATCTAATTTTATTCATACTCCTGTTGTAGATTACCTCAGCAGCAAAAACGATATTTTTATAGATAATGGATATCATTTATCAAATACAGGTAACAAGATGCTAGCAGAAGAGATGTTATTACCTCGGATTAACGCATTATTATGAATGAAAAATGTATACTACCTTGGATTCATTTAGAAGCATCTGCTACTGGTATTGCAAAACCTTGCTGTCTCACAAAAGATCCGATAATTATTAACGGAGTTCCTGCTACATTCGAAAAATATAGTATTTCTGAAATATGGAATTCTGATTATATGAATAATCTTAGAGAGCAATTCCTTAGAGGCGAAAAACCTGCAACCTGTTCGGCGTGTTGGGATCAGGAACGAATAGGAAAACAATCTAAAAGACAGCAAAGCAATGAACAATATTCTCACAGACGTAAAAGATGGCAACAGCAGATTCAGCCTCCCACATATCTTGACCTAAAGTTAGGAACGGTATGCAATTTGAAATGTAGGTCTTGTTCTACACATAGCAGTTTTAAATGGGCTGAAGACGAAATACAATTATACGGCGAAACTTTTAATCAAGATTTAAAAAGTTACTGGATTCAAGACGAAAGTAAAGTTTGGAAAGAAATAGAAGAATTACTTCCAGAAATCGAATACATGGATTTCACCGGGGGCGAGCCTTTTCTAATCAAAAAACATTTTGATCTTCTAAAGAAATGCGTAGAACTAGACTATGCAAAAAATATTGAACTTCACTACAACACAAATGGCACTGTTTTACCTAAAGAAGAAATATTCGAAGTATGGAGAAATTTTAAAAGTGTTGATGTAATGTTTTCAATAGACGGGATAGAGGAAAAATTCGAATATCTTCGTTGTCCGGGTAAGTGGCATGAATTAACAAAAACTTGGGAAACTTTCCTTTCATATTCTTTTATACACACTTCTATTTGCTATAGTGTTACAATTTTTAATGTAATGTATATGCAGGAATTTGTAGATTGGTTACAAACCTACAATATGAATGAAGATAGAATTTATTTTAACATAATTTTTGACCCGAAATATCTAAATATTCAAAGCATGAGTCGAACTGCAAAAAAATCTATTGTTGACTACTACGAAAAGAATAGATTCTTTTCCAGTAAAAAAATAAAAGAAGTTCTTGATTTTATGAATGCAGATGATTTGGTGCTAGATAATCCAAACGAATTTTTTGAAAATACCAAAAAGTTAGATCAAATAAGAAATGAGGATTTTGCACACACATTCCCCACACTAGCAGGAATACTTGACTATGAACACAGCAGGTAAAGACTTTTTTAATAGAGATTTTTTCAATAACCATATTGTAGCAATTGGCGAGTATCTCTTAGAAAATTTAAAATGGTACTCCGATATGCCTGATGCAGAAATGGATCACTACCTAGCGCATAACATCATTCCTGATAACCTAAAAGAAAAGGCACAAAATATATTAAAAACTTTTGATGGGGAGTTTTTAACAATTCCTACTTTGGGAGAAAACAAGGTAAAACACCATTACGAAAAAATTCTTTGGTTAATCCACGAGTATTGTTTACAGGGATGGAATAATCCTGTTAAGGCAATTAATCTATTAGATAATAACGATCTAATAATTCATCCTGGGACTAATCGATGCGCAGCGGCTCAATTTCTTAGATGTCCGACTATGCCTGTTATGATAAATTTACACAGAACTCAAAATCTTGCACAAAATTTAGAGAACTTTGAGATAATTGACAATGAGAAAGATCTAAGGCAAAGCCTAAAAAGCAACGGCGATATTTTATGGAGGACAGAAAGCACAGAAAACTTGTACGTAAACGGAGTAAGACAGAAAAAACAAACATTCCAAGATTTTACATTTGAATTTACTCATCAAGATTCTTGGCCAGATTCTAATCTTTTAAATGACTGGTGTAGTGTTGTAGAACAATTTCTTCCTCTGCAAATATTTGTTTCTGATAATGAGATTGCAAAGTCAATAGAACAAAACTGCTCAGGTATAGTAGGAAAAAGATTTCAAAATAGAAACAAAGGTAATTTTACAAATATTGATTACGAAATTAAACAAAGAAATCATAAAGTTAATTTGAACCTACCATGGATAGAAATCAACAACCTTAGCAAAATTAATTTTAATATATTTGATTTACTGTTCCTTGTAAATCCGTATTATAAACAGATTTCTTCTTTGGATAAATCTATTGTCATTAATAATCCTTACGGAACAATCGAAGACGTAGTACCTACTATACCGGATCATTATGTTCGATTCTAGAGATCATATTTCTTTCCGAAATGAAAGATATACTAGCATAGATAAGACAAATCCTAGGCTACTAGGACTATCTACGATAGAAATTAATCCCACTGAGTTGTGTAATCGAACCTGTAGTTTCTGTCCAAGACACAATCCTACCGTTTATCCAAATAGAAATCTCAACATGACCGTGGAAACAGCAGAACTTCTAGTATCACAACTGCAAGAAGTCGAATACACTGGCGACATACATATTACAGGATTTGGCGAGCCTACTCTAAATCCAAAGATTGTGAGTTTGATTGAGATTTTTTCTAGAAATTTTTATACAGAAATGATTACAAATGGTGATAGATTGCTAAATGGATATTATTCTGTTTCTCAATTTACAAACGCAGGTCTAAGTAACCTTATTATAGATTGCTACGACGACAAAGCGCAGTACGAACAAGTATGTAGTTTAATGCAGGATTGCAAAATTTCATATAGAATTAGAGAGCACTATGATACTGGTGAAGAAAAAATTATAGAACTATATAATTTCACAAATCGTGCAGGTCTAATGAATAAACAAACAAATTCAAATCCATGTTATCTACCTTTTTACAAAGTTTTTTTAGACTGGAACGGTGATGTAAGAATATGCTGTAACGATTGGGCGCGTAATCAAGAAAGTCTAGGTAATATTCACGAGCGAGATTTTGCAGATATCTGGATGAGCGAAAAGTTTATAGATATAAGGAAAAAATTAAGTAAAGGTGATAGAAATAAACTAGAAGCCTGTAAAGCCTGTAATATAAACGGAATTCAGCAGGGCAAGGACAGTGTGGACATATGGCAAAACCTCTTGTAATTAGCACAAACGGTTTAAAGACAGATTTTAAAGAATGTCTGTCACCTAGACTGCTTGATATTTTAAAAAAGTATTATCAAGGCAAAGTTTTCATAAACGACAAAGTATCTGGCGCTTTAGATTTACAAATAATCGAACATGTGTGCTGTTTAGACACAAAATCTCAAATTAAATATAATCCAAGTCTGCCTTTGGTGGTGCATCACACAGAAGGCGACCCAAAGTATTTTCAAAATATAGAAGAAGTAGAAAAGCATGGCGTGTTCTTGCATAGTTCCTATGGACTAGAAAAGGGAAAGTTTTTTAGTTACTGGCAATACGATTACCTAAGGGCTATAGAAAATCTCAATATCAAAGTGAATAGACAGAACAATTTGGTTCCACGTTTCCTTTGTCTTAATGGTCGTCCTGACACTCATAGATATTTTGTGTTACAATATTTAAACGACATTGGTTATATTGACAACGGGTTAATTAGTTTTCTTAATAGATACAATCAAATTGAAAATTTAATACCTTATAATAACTTTAAAAATCTTTATGAAGGTAGCACAGACTTTATCGACGAACTTGTTAAAAATAAAAAAGTTTTAGAATTAGATATAACAAATAACCAGTTACATAAAAATGATAGGAGCCATAATCCTGCAATCTATGAAAATACCAGTATAAGTTTGATAACAGAAACATATGCAGACGAAAGACCAGGCTGTTTTATTACAGAAAAAAGTTGGAAACCAATTGCAAATATGCATTTTCCTATTTGGATTGCTCAAAAAGGCATAGTTTCTGCGTTTAGGCATATGGGGTATGATGTTTTTGATGATTTAATCAATCACGAATATGATACAATATCTAATTGTAAAGAAAGATGGAAAACTGCAGTGAATTCAATGTGTGCTTTTTTAGGAGAAGTTGAACACATGAACTTTCAAACACGGCAAAAACTAAACAACCGTTTATTAAATAATCAAAATAGATTTTTTACAAAAAGAATAACACAGCAGGAAGTAGAAACTTGGCTATGAGAAAGTTTTACCTTTTCGGTGGTTGCAGTTTTACAGACATGCACGATTCATGGGCAAGACAAATTGCAACAGATATAATAAAGGATCCGAATTCTTCAAAAAATTGTGCTAAATCCGGCGCCGGTAATGATTTTATTGGTACTTCTGTACTTCACCATGCCCTAGAAGCAGAAAAGCAGGGATTTGTTCCAGACGTATCTATTATGTGGTCTTCGCCTAGTAGATATGAGGTTCCGATTTCGCAAAAGGAGACACCTTTTGTAAAAGATTTATATAATACCAATACCGAACAAGGTAACGATTTTAATCCAGGTACATTTTTTGAAAATTCTGCCGGCAACATAGACCGAACAACAGCAGACAATTGGTGGTTAATGCAGTGTTCCAAGGTTACATCAAAAACAGAATGGACAAAGATATCTAAAATTGATAAAGAATATGTAAAGACATTTGAATACTTTCAGGAATATTTATGGAATCTAAATTATCAATGGTACTCTACTTTAAAGTCTATCTTACTGATGCAAAACATCTGTAAAACCAAAAAATGGAATTATCGTTTTATGGTTCATAGAGACGGCTTTGGAGAGCACATACAATTTTGCAGTCCACAGTTTAAAACTATTCAAAATGAAATTGATTGGGATAATTTTATATTCACGGATAACAGAGACGGCGGGTTAAGAGAATATACGCTTGCAACAGTTAATACCTGGGACGACGGGTACGACAATCATCCTAGCAAAGAGGCTCATTCAAAATTTGTTTATGATTTCTTGTTACCAAACTTTCCTGGAGAGTATAATTGATTACTCTCTACTATCAAACTGATATTCGAATACCCAATTCGATACCCTATCATTTAAGGAGTACAGAAGAGTACAATTTTAAAAGTGTTAAACCTACGTTCATATCAGAATATTCGTCTTATCTTAAAATTCCTATTAGAAAGGTAACTAAAGAAACATACAAAGGTGAAAAAGCATTTTATCATATCGAAATTGATTGGATTGATCAAGCAACTATTTGGCAAAATGTTTTTACATGGATAGATAATGATGTTTTACAATTATTGCAAAATACAAGTTCAAAACTTAATCTTCTTCTTTGGTTTCCAAATGAAGGATTTCCTCTAAGTTTTCCAAGATTTATAGATATCATTGATTACTGCTTAAAAGAATTAAAAATACCTGATAAAAAAGTATTTTTTGTTTTCGGCGACTTGAATATTCAAGAAAACTATGGAAAATATATAAAAAATGGATTAAACAAAATAAATGTGTATGGTCTAAACTCTTTCGAAGCAACTTATCATAACGAATGTAGACTTTTAGAAAAAGATGGACATGGGGCAATATTTGTTAACAACGAACACCGTAGAAAGAACTTACACCAAACTAAAAATAAACGTTTTATTTTTAAAAATGCCAATCCTCGTGATCATAGAATATATTTTGCTGCAGAATTAAAAAGACGTGGCTTACTAGAACTTTCTTATTATAGTTGGTTAAATAGATATAACAACCCTAATAAAGATTCTTGTAAAGATATTATAAGAAAATATTCATATAATAATAAATTCAACAATAAAATAATTCGTCATGCAGAAGAGTTTTTAGCAAATGCTCCTTACATTCTAGATTATGATAAAGATTCTATAGGAGAAGGCTTAAACCAGAGAATGTTAATATCTAAACATTTTACAGACAGCTACTTTTCATTTGTAACAGAAACAACCTATGACAATACAGAGCAAAATGTATTATTTGTTACAGAAAAAATATACCAACCTATGGTTCAATATCATCCTTTTATTGTTGCTGCTTGTCCTGGTTTTCTTAGATATTTAAGATCTTGCGGATACGAAACATTTCCTGAGTTATTTGACGAATCGTACGATAAAGAACAAAATCTCAAATTGAGAACAAAATTAATCATTGATAATATTCAAAACGTTGTTAACATGCCTGAGAAAAAACTACATGATATCTATTACAGTGACTATTTCCAAGATAAGTTAATTCATAATAGAAATCTGTTTTTCAGCCTCAATGGAAAAAAACAATGGTTGGAAACATTTGCATGGTTAGATAGAAATGCAAGATAGTCAAATGATATACGATAAGGGGTTTGATGCTGTTCACATTACTGGTCTGCATGATAAAAAAATCAAAGAACAGATACTTAAAAAATTATCTAACAATGCTGCGTTTATCAATACAACTTGGATTGAATTAGATTCTGATCTCAAAAGAATAATACAAAGTCAACCTAATTTAATATTATGCTACAGCACTGTAGACTGGGAAAATAGAATATGCAGGCAGGAACCTAATAACTATATTAAAGAAAACGCCAAAAATTTAATCTATTTCGGAAATTATAATAACGGATATTATTTTAGTTTTTGGATGGATTTTGTTTTTGAACATATTAGCAGTTTTGAAAAGTTTGACTGCACTAACGTCAACAAAGACATGCAATTGTTCATGTGCCTTAATAGAAAGCCACATGAACACAGAATAGAACTGGTAAGAAAACTTTACGATAAAAATCTAGATAAACAAGGATTCATCAGCCTAGGCAAGCACCCTAAGCCTGTTCCGTGGGATTATAAAGGCTTATCTGTTCCTATCACTTTACAAAAGGATATAGAAAATCAAGAAGGCAATTTAGCAGTAGCAGGAAATGCCGGAGGAATTACCAATGACATTACTGGTCTTGGTTCATCCGAGTATTGGAATTCGCATTTTTTAAACATTGTTACTGAAACGACTGTGCATACAGATGTTTTTATTAGTGAAAAGACCTTTAAGCCTATTATAGGAATGCGTCCTTTTGTTATTCTCGGAGACGATGCTGTTTACGAAAAATTACACGAATGGGGATTTGATACATTCGATGATATTTTTGGTAAAGGTTATTTGGGAAAATATCACACAGATAGAATAGAATGGATCGTTGGAATAGTTGAAGACCTAAAAAGAGCAAATCTAAATTTGCTCTTTAAAAAACTCCTGCCAAGATTAAAGGAAAACAAACGACTTTTTCTAGAAGTGGCTAAACAAAATAGACAAAGATTTTCAGACTTCGAAGTCAAATTGAATAACACCTGTAAATAGGTTAAAGGAGTCTGGATGAATATAGGATATATCGGAGTAGGTAAACTGGGTTTGCCTTGTGCTGAAGAAATTGCAAAGAAGGGCCACACTGTGAAAGGATACGACCTTGATCCTCTTGACAGCGACCTTGTTGACTTTACCTACAATATTCAAGAATGTGTGCAAGGCTGTAATATTGTGTTTGTAGCAGTTCCCACACCACATGATGCTGACTATGACGGAAGTGCTCCTACTAACCATTTGTCGCCAAAAGACTTCTCCTATGATACTGTGAAGTCTGTTCTCGAAGAAGCAGACAAACACATGAACCAAGACCAACTGTTGGTGTTAATATCTACTGTATTACCTGGCACTACGAGAAGAGAATTCACACCAATCATAACTAATACAAGATTTGTTTATAACCCCTATCTTATAGCAATGGGATCTGTTGGCTGGGACATGGTCAATCCAGAAATGATAATGATTGGCACCGACGACGGATCTGAAACAGGAGACGCTAAACAGTTAAAAGAATTTTATGATACTGTCATGGAAAACAATCCTTCTACAGTTGTCGGTACCTATGACGAGTGTGAATGTATCAAGGTCTTTTACAATACTTTTATTTCTACAAAAATATCTCTAGTTAACATGATACAGGACGTTGCAGAAAAACAAAAAAATATCAACGTGGATGTAGTAACAGAAGCACTTGCTAATTCTACCAAACGTATAATGTCGCCACAGTACATGACAGCAGGCATGGGGGACGGAGGCGCCTGCCATCCTAGAGATAACATCGCTCTACGTTATATGGCGCAGGAACTTGGTCTAGGCTATGACTTATTTGATGCTATTATGAGTGCGAGAGAGATACAAGCAAAAAATCTTGCTCTCGAACTAGTAAAGCACGCAAATGAAAATAACATGCCCATATACATACACGGCAAAGCATATAAGCCACAAGTTCCTTACACAGACGGATCATACAGTTTACTAGTAGGACACTACGTACAAGAAGCAGGAATTAAACCTACCTATATAGATCCTTATACAGGCGACGATTATCAACCTACAGAACCTGGTGTGTTTCTTATGGCACACTCTGCCTCAGTAACCTATGATTACACAGAAACAAAAACTCGAGACGAGATTTATTGTCCAATTCCTCCTTTCAGTATTGTGATAGATCCCTGGCGAAAATTCTCAAGTTCGGTTAGCCGAGTAATACACTACGGTAATACTAGACAAAGATAAAGTTTTAATATATAATAGTAATATGTATGACATTGTGTTTATATCTTATAATGAATCAAACGCAGATAAAAACTGGGAACTTTTAAAATCTCGTTTTCCTTCTGCAAAAAGAGTAGACGGTGTAAAAGGAATACACCAAGCACATATCAAAGCCGCAAAGCGATGTTTTACAAAAATGTTTTGGGTAGTAGATGCTGATGCTGAACTGTTGGATGACTTTTCATTTGATTACGAAGTAGACGAATATAATTTAGACACTGTTCATGTGTGGAATTCTCAAAATCCTGTAAATGATCTCGTGTACGGGTATGGAGGTGTAAAACTGCTTCCAAGAACCAAAACTATAAAAATGGATACTTCTAGAGCGGATATGACAACTAGTATATCCAATAGTTTTCGAGCAGTCGAACAAACATCAAATATAACAGCGTTCAATACTGATTCATTTAGTGCTTGGCGATCTGGTTTTAGAGAGTGTGCGAAACTTGCTAGCCAAACAATAGATAGACAACTTAATTCAGAAACATTTGAACGTTTAGAAACATGGTGTAATCAAGGTGTCAATCGACCGTTTGGCATAGATGCTATAAAAGGCGCCAAAGAAGGTAGAAAATTCGGTGAAGAAAACAAAGACAACATTATCGAGTTACAAAAAATAAACGACTTTGAGTGGCTTAAATTTTATTTTGAAAACAATGATTAATATAGTTTGTACCAGTAAACCTTGCGACGGCCTATTTTACTATAGTTACGAGTATAGTTCTTATCTTAAATCACTAGGAATCAATGCAAGGGTTATAGTGATATGTAATAGAAAATTTCTACCATCTGACTATATTATGGCAATAAAAAACAAATATATTCACTGTCAAGATATTGAATTTGACAGTGTAGCACCGAGAAAGCAAGATTTTTCTCTGATTATGGGCCGAAGTCAAATGAGTCTGGCTTACATAGATTTTGATAATTATACAGAAACACAGCAAAGTTCTCTTAAAAGATTATTTTCGCATAAGTTAATATCTGTGTATTCAGAAAATCATCCTACCATATATCCCAAAGCAGTTTCTTTTTTTGCACCATATAGAATATTTGATCTTTGCGACCACGAAGTATATCCTAACGGCGTAGGTGAACACTTTGAAAAAACAATCAATTTTGATATACATAAACCCGTAACAAACAATATACAGTTCGAGCACCTATTCCTTGGAACAAATGACAAATACTATGCAACAATACAAGATATAATAGACCAATATCCTAATCACGGTATATTAACCTATAATGAGAAATATATTGATTCAAAAAACAATAATGTATTTGCACCTGTAGATGATTTGTTAGGAATGTTTGAAACTTATGTTTATACAAAAAATACATTTGATCCAGCACCTAGAATATTTCAAGAATGTAGATACTTTGGAAAAAACGTAATCTATCAGAGAGATAAATCCTTAGTCGACGGCGGTAGCGTTTACTGGAATAGAAGTATCAAAGAACCAGACGTATCGCCAATATTTAAAATTATAGAGGACAATGCATGAAAATTAAACCTAAGTGTTTGGCATTTGGTAAAAAAGACAACAAAGGAGCAGCATACACATCTGACGGATTTATGCTTCCGTGTTGTTGGATGGACGACCCGCCGGTCTACAGGTATGTAAAGGCATGCGGATTAAAAGATGATGAATTACTGTTATCTAATAACAACTCGCTAGAAGATATTTTTAAGTCTGAACAATGGGAAAACTTTTTTCAGACATTAATTAATAGACCTCAAGACGCTTCTTATATGTGTAAAAAGAAGTGCGGCGTTAACGTAGATATGGATGAAGTTAAAAAAGAAGAAAAAATAGAAGTTAGAGATCAAGCAAATGGCAAGAATTACTGACGAATATGTAAAATACCAAAGATTTTGTAGGCCTAATATAGATGCTTCTCATAGATGTATTTTTAGATGCCCTCAATGTATTCGACAAAAAACAACAAGTCAAGAACAAATAAAACGGTCGTTTGACCTAGAAGAAGAGCAATTTAAAAAAATTCTAGATTATTATGAACTTGGTATAACATTTTGTGGTCAGATATCAGACCCAATTTACCATCCTAAGTTTCTTAATCTTTTAAAAATGTGCAACGGACAGGGCAAAGCAGTGAGAATTGCCACAGTGGGTAGCGGCAAAAGCGATGCATGGTGGGACGAGGCCTACAGTTACGGTGTTGGAGAAAATGCATGGTATTTTGGAGTAGACGGCATTGATGAAAAAAGTGAGTTATATAGAATAGGCTCCGATTTTCAAGAAGTCTGGCAAAGAATGAAACAGGGAAGAGATCTGGGTCACGTAATTGTATGGCAATACATAATTTTTGGTTATAACGAACACGAGGTAGACCGCGCAATAGAAATTGCAAAAGAAGAAGATTTTAGTTTGTTGTTAATTAATACGAACCGAGGATTTAACCCCGATAGTCCTCTACTTAGGAAAAACGTTGATTTTAAATTAACCAGTCCTGATAAAAAACACACTCAGCAACGTGTTAAGAAAGAATATTGGGGATATAAATCTGCATCATTAGAAGTATGGCAAAGAATGTCAAGAGATAAAATGCAATCTTTAAATTTAACGAATTAAGGAGTTTTAAATTTAATTATGATACCTTACGACGGCTGGGATAGAGAATATAAAGAAAACAAAGAACAATATCAAGAATTATTTAATAATTTTATGTCACAAGCAAACTATGAAGACAACAGTTCGTTTGAAGATAAATTTGCTCAACGCATAGGACGTAAACATTGTGTTAGTGTTTCTAGTGCTACTGATGCGTTGCACTTCTCCTTGTTAGCGCACGGCATTGGCCCAGGTGACGAAGTTTTAGTTACAGACTTTAGTTGGATAAGCAGTTCAGCCTGTGTCAGTATGGTAGGTGCAACACCGGTTTTTTGTGATATCGATTTAGATTCATATCATATGTCTTTAGACAGCATCAAACGCATGTATTCAGACAAAGTAAAAGCAATTGTATATCCTCACCTGTTCGGTAATATGACTGATACTAGTAAAATTGAAGAATTTTGCAAAGAAAAAAAAATACTATTTGTTGAAGATGCTGCGCAAAGTTTGGGCAGCAGCCTCAACGGGATCTCGGCAGGCACCATCGGCGACTGCAGCGTTTTTAGTTTTAACACAAACAAAGTTATTGCTGGAATAAATGGCGGCGGCGTATTTTTAACCGACAATGACGAAATTGCAGACACTGTAAGAAAGATTCGTAGACACGGCAAGGATAAAGATTTTTCTATGCTAGGATATAACAGTCGTATGTATGTTTTAAACGGAAAAATTATAGAATTGCGCCTACAAGATGCCGAACATAATCAAAAACGCAGGCAGCAACTTGCAGATAAATATAACACCGGATTTGCAAACTGCCCTTTGGTTACGCAACACATAACCAAAGAACTTGATCACAATTATCACAAGTACGTGATAAGATTTGAAAATAAAGACCAAAGAAAACAAGTAAAGAATGCAATTGGAGCATCTATACACTACGAAACTCCGTTAAGCAAAAATAGTATGTATAAAAATATAGAATTTAGAAAAGACTTTTGTACAGCATCGAAACAGGCCTCTGATACTGTATTATCTTTACCAATTCACGCATGGTTAGATGATTCCGAAGTAGAATACGTTATTAAAACAGTAAAAGATGCGTTATAAAAATAAATTCGGCACAATACAGGTCATGTCTAAAAAAAAAGTTTTTAGAAATAAAACTCTTGGACTATCAATGTCGGGAGGTGCCGATAGCACGTTGTTATGTTACATTCTTGCAAAAACTAGTTATGCCAAAAACTTGAATATCACCATACAGCCCTATAATGGATACGATTTATGGGCTCCTACCGATTCTAATGCTGTAATTGATATTGTGCATTATATTCAAAGATCTTTTCCAGACGTTGATTTACAGTGGCCAATTTCTACAGTTTTTAATACCCAAGGTAATCAAAATAATAATAAAAATACGTATATTGCATCCTTACTTAACAGATTAGAGAAATATAAAGTTGTGGATTTAGTAATGAACGGAGTGTCAATGGGACCGCCGTTAGAAGTTCAACAAAATTTTATCAAACAAGAAGATGGGCTGAGCGTAAAACGATTACCAGGATACCATTTATGGCACGAAATTGAAAGAGTAGATGATTACTTAGCACCGTTCAAATTTGTTAACAAAAAGTTTATTATAGAATGTTATAAACAGTTTGGAATTATGAGCCTTTTAGACATAACCTATTCATGTACTAATCTCGATAGCAATAAAACAACTTGCGGTGTATGTTGGTGGTGTCAAGAACGTGCTTGGGCTTTGAATTAAATATTTACAGTAAGGAAATTATATATGATACAAGAGTCATTAAAGAATAGGAAACATGTAGTAAATTATAGTACCTCCATATTTCCTACTGAAGAAGAAATTTTGCAAATACTTCAAACCGCATATCCGTTGGTCTCATCTAAGCAAAAAGGATATCCATATGAAGTACACGTTTTGGGTCCTAATAAAAACCGGAGCAACGAACTTTGGAATTTGTGTGAAGGAAATAAAATAAATACTGACCTCAAAGCATTAGGCGATCCCGGAGACAGATATAGACCAAATCCAGGACTATATCATATGTATTCTGCTCCTTGGACATTAATATACGGGCCGAGAATTGCATCACCAAATGCCTATTATAGAAAAACTTTTGATGCTTCTCATTCGTTGTGGGAATTAGACAATTATAAATTTGTTAATCGTAACAATAGAGAATCTTGTGCAATAGAAATAGGCATGCTTGCTAAGGTAATTACTGGTGTTGCTTTAGAAAAGGGATGGGATACTTCGTATAATATATGTTTTCCTGAACGGCTAGAAAAATGGATTAATTTTCCATTTCTAGATTTTACTCCTGCTCTAATACAAACGATAGGTAAAGGAGAAAAGTATAAATGGGAAACACTTACACCGGAAGATTCAAAACTTGATACAGACGCACCGTTCGAAGACATTTTTACATTTGTAGACGAATAGTACAACGAAGCCTTTAATAAACATAAGGTACATATTGACTGATAAGTACGAGGACTATACAGAGGATTATAATTTATGCATTTAACATACGGCGGCCAAACTATCGATCTTTTTCCTAAAGAAATTCCAGAAAAATGTTTAATTTCTTTATCAGGGGGACTAGATAGTGCATCCTTATTTTATCTTGTTGCTAATTTTTATCCCCAGATTAGAATAATTCCAATTACATGCAGAGATCTGAATGCTCCATTAGATGCAGATGCTGCAGAGAAAATTGTAAAATGGATGAAAAATAACTTTCCCAATAACTTGATTGACGATATACAAATATTTGATTTTAACGACAAAACTGAAGATTTTGTTACTTTTGAAAAAGTAGATAAGGTTATCGAAACTTATCCTCAGTTTGAAGGGATGCGTAGAACACAAGTGTCAAAGATTATGCAGTTAGACAATATCGCTTGGGATGCAATGAAAAAACATCCTGGCGCAGTAAGACTAGACGGTATGACACGTAACCCGCCAGACAACGAAATGCAAGCAAAGGGATTTTATTATTTGGCCGAAAGACGCAGAGACCAAGGCATGCCCTGGATCGAAGAGTACAGAACTGGCTATAAAGAAAAACATTTTTATATATATCAGGCATATGCTAACGTTAATAAAAAATTTGTTGCTGGAGTATTCCAAGAACATAACTTAATGGACAGTTTGTTTCCTTTAACAAGGTCGTGCGTCGGCACGGCAAAACAAACTGACAATTTCAAACATGAATGCAACAGTTGCTTTTGGTGTGCAGAGAAGGCCTGGGCTTTTGATTTACCCAATCCACTGGTATCAAAGGATATGTTGACCAAAGGTGGCCCGGGGGATAAATCTACACCCGGAAATATTAGTACCGAATCTTGGTGGCAAATAATGGACGAAGAAGGTCAAAAAGTTGCTGATAAAGAAGGATCCATAGTAAAGCAAGCAAAAGATAAAGATATCTATTTTTGTACTATTCCGTTCACACAAATATATTCAGAAATAGACGGACAGTACCAAGCATGTTGTTTTGGAAAACCATCGGGTGTAAGTGTAGAAGAAGTTCCTCTTAAAGATTGGATGGAAAAAAGTGATTACATGAATGATTTGCGTAGAGAGATGACTACAGTAGGGTCTGATTTAAAAGCAGTAAACAAATGGTGTCAACGTTGTCGTAGTGACGAAAATCTCTACGGAAGGTCTAGAAGAACAAATTGTCTAAAAATTCACACAAATGATCCAAGATTTTGGAACAAAATAGAAAGACAAGTTACAAAATTCAAGGAGACCGGTGAATTTACGCTTAAAGGTGCCGAAAGAATATTTGAGGTTCAACTTAAAATATATGGATCAGAATGTAACTTAGATTGTTTTATGTGCCATCACGATAATTCCACTACACGTTGGCAAGTAGCCAAAAAAGGCGTATGGAGTGATAAAATTTTTAAACCAATGGATGATGCACGCGAAGAACGCATGTCTCACGTAATGAAAGATAAAACTCAAGGGGTTACAGAACAAATTTTAGAAATTGCCCAATACATCAAAAGCATAAAGATTATTGGTGGCGAACCTTTAATAATGAAAAAACATTATGAAATGTTAGATGCACTTATTGATTCTGGACATTCTAAAAGAATAAGAATAAAGTACCAAACTAATCTAACAAAAACCAAAGCAGGCAAGCATAACATATTTAAATATGTGCCGCACTTCGATCGTGTAACATTTGTCGCATCAATCGACGGAATAGGTAAAACTATTGAATACATGAGAAGAAGGACTGAATGGGCCGAAGTAGTAGAAAATATTGAATTATGCAAAAAATACCCTAATGTAGTAGTTGATTTTAATGGACTAGTATCATTCTTAAGTGTTATGCGTTTTTATGAGATAATTGATTGGTGCAAAGAAAATCCAGTTATCAATCAATTAAATTGGGCACATGTCGAAAACCCTAAACATTTAAAGCCTAGCAATTTGCCTAAACCTATAAAAGATAAATTGATACCAAAATACCAAGATTGGCCTGATATTGTAGCAGCGTTAGAAATGCCTAATGACCCAGATGTAGACGTGCAAGATGTATTTGAATATCTATTAAGAGGAGATAAATTTTACGAAGGTACTAAATGGGAAAGTCATTTATTTGATGTATTTCCTGAACTAGAAGAATTTTATATTCCTAAAGAATTATCATCTGAAAAAGAAAAACTTTTTAAATCTTGGGACGATAAAGTAAAACAACAAGAAGAAAATGCAGATAGAAATATTCTGTAAAGTATAAACTATGAATAAAAATTGTTTAATTTTCTTAATGGACATAGAAGGACATCCTGCATTAACCGATGATTTTGCAGATAGATATCGAACATATGCCCTACAAGATATTATTAATGATAGGTATATAGATAGAGAAAAATGTGTAATAGCATCAGCAGGCGCAACAGATAGAACAGATCTAGAGGACACTGAATGTTCAAAAAATATTGTATTGAAAAAACAAGCAACCTTGGATAAAGGTTGGACTTGGTTACAATTTTACAAAGAAGATAAGTTCTCTACTCTTGAGGCCCATCTTAGTGAAATTGGTTTTGAATTATCACCTAATCATACTACAATAATATACGGAGGAACCAATACTTCGGGATGTGTTTTACATAGTTCTACTTTTTCTATGAATAAATTTTTGGATCGAGGTTATTACTGTCAATTATATTTGCCGCTCTGCGACGATAGTCAAATAGCAGGTATAACGAGCATAGATAGAAATCAAAAAGCATACTCTTATGTGTACCAATATTTAAAAAAACACCAATTGATAGAAAAAACAGACATATTAACTGCATATTCAGACTTAGACGTAATCAAAAGTAATCATTTGTATGATTGGGTCTCCACATAAGATGAATAGAGATGAGATAAAAAAATCTATAGATACTGTGCAAAGAGCACAGAGAAATTATGATTTATCTAAATCTATACCTAATGAGGATTTAGAATTATTAATTTATGCTGCAAAAAAATCTCCTTCTAAACAAAATGAGAAACATTTGTCATTGCATATTTTTACAGATGAGTATATTATAAAACAAATATATAATTGTACACATAAATTTACTCTAGGAATAAAAGAAGCACTAGAAGAAGACAAAGGCGAGAATTGGTTATATCAAAATTATGCTGTAAAGAATTCTCAGGTATATGCAAATGTGTTGTTTGTATATGTAGAGGACGAAGGAGAAGCACGTGGCGCAACTCATCTAAGAGGAAAAAACGGCAGTGAATTTGGACAAAGAGTACTTACTGAACAAAAAAACTACAGTATGGGTATTAGCGTCGGTGAATTAATTTTGACAGCTGGTTTACTCGGTTATAAAACAGGAATCTGTTCTGCGATGGACGAAGAACCTGTTAAAAAGCTTATAAAAACAGAAAAAGAACCTAAACTACTAGTTGGTATAGGTTATGAAAATGAAGATAGAGACAGAAAGGAGCATGCGGACACTCTAAATAAAGATGTTCCAGAAGATTGTAGAAACGGTTTACCGAATGAATTTTGGAAATTTCCTAGTTATAACAAAGAAACAACTATATATTTGAACGGAAGAAGTTTATAAAAAAATGACGATCAAAACTTTAAAAGATCTTAAAGGATCAGAATATCTTACAGTAGACTTTTATCTTTCGAAGTCCTGTAATAAGTCCTGTCACTACTGCACAGCATGGACAAAACAGATGAGAAATCTCCATGTAGATATGGATTTTCTAAAACGCACTGTAGAGTATCTTTCTCCCTATAAAACAAGAATCTGCCTACTAGGCGGAGAGCCTGGCCTTATTAGAAATCTTGATGAAGTAATTGCTGAAATAAAGAAACACGACAATCTTGTTATACAGGTGTTAAGTAATTCTCTTGTAAGAAACAGTTATCCTTGGGTGTTAGAAGACCCAGAAATTATCTATATAGAACATCTGGTGTTAGACTTTTACGAGGATAGGATTGAAAAACTTGGCAAATTTGATTTTTTCGAAGAAAACGACAAAAACAATTACAATCTAATTATTGAAACTCCTAACTACTTTAGGTATAGAGAAAATTTTGATTTAACAGAAATTGACCACAAAAATACAGAATTTAAAGAATATAATTCTAGATCACCAGAATTTAAAAGACAGGAACAGGCACCAGAAATTGACAGACGAGTTTGCGCACAGTTTCCTCTAGTGCCTGTTGTAGATTTTGAAATACAGAAAATTCGTCATTGCAGCAGAAAAGTTATTAATGGCTCTAGACAGTATGAAATAACCAAAGAAAACGTAGATAAAATGATGAATTTTGATTTATTCCAATTTGAAAAATACTGCGAGACTTGCATGGACATTATTCCACGACGTCCAGATTGGCAGAAACAGATGATTCTTAATAAGTTGGGGATAACAGAAACAGAATGAAAATTTTTTCTATTGCTGTAAACATTCATGATCATAACTGGTACGACGGTGTTACTCACAGACAGGAAGAACGCTATACAAGACTAAAGCACAATCTTAATCCTAAAAACTCTCATGACAAAGAACCCAGCAGGCGATTCTTTCGAGAACAATTTGTACCTAACTACGAAAAGTATTCTCACAGTGATGTATTTGCATTCACAGTGTCTAATCTCGGTCAGGAGTTTGTGATCGATCTCCTAGAAAAAACACTGCCAAATACAGAGTTCTTGAATTTTCGACCAGAACATCTCTGGGACTGTTACCAAACAGAACAGTATTATTATATTGATCATCATCAGAGTCACGCGGCTTACGCCTTTCTTTCATCAGAATTTAAAGAATCTGATATACTAGCAATTGATGGCAGAGGCTGGCAATTTAATTGTATCTTTGTAGACAGGACAGGCAAAATTATCGATCTATCTAACCAATTATCTATCGGCGGACTCTGGAACAGGCTAGCACAGGATATAGGGTTAGGATATCTCGGCGCCGGCAAAGTTATGGGATTGGCAGGATACGGCAATTGGGATGAGGACATTGCAGATATGATAGATCTATATCTTGACAACCCTAACCACAAACTTCCTAATGGTGCAAAAGAACTTTTAGAAAAAACCAAAAAACAAGACACTGCTTACACACTGCAAAAAAAGACAGAGCACTTAATTAAAGAAATCGTCTATCCTCTCAAAACCAGCGATAATATTTGTGTAGCAGGCGGCGTTGCATATAATGGCTATGTAAATGAAATGCTTACTGAACACTACGACAAGGTACACGTTCCTCCGGCCGTAGGCGATGAAGGACAAGCACTCGGTACTTATATGCATGCAGACTATGTGATTAATAACAACGTTCACGACACGACGGTATACGCGGGCACAGACTGGGATTTAGACACTGCGCTGTTAGACGAATTTGACTGGATTGAGAAGTCGTTCGACGAAGTAGCAAAGGAGACTGCACAGGCAATTGCAGATGGCAAAATTGTAGGGTGGTATCAAGGTAAATCGGAGAGCGGTAATAGAGCACTAGGAAATAGAAGCATACTGGCAGATCCTAGAGATCCTAATATCAAAGACAGAATCAATCACACAATCAAAAAACGTGAAGATTTTAGACCGTTTGCGCCGGCAGTGCTAGAAGAACATTATCAAGAGTATTTTGATACCGATCAAGTATCGCCTTACATGTCAAGAATTGTGCCTGCGAAATCAAATAAAATTCCTGGCGTTACCCATGTAGACACAACTGCAAGAGTTCAATCTGTGTCCAAAGAGATTAATAACAAATTTTATACAGTGATAGAAAAATTCAGTAAATTGACCGATATTCCTATGGTTTTGAATACCAGTTTCAACTGCCAGGAACCTATAGTTGAAACTCCAACTGATGCTATCAGTACATTTAAAAAATGTGGTCTTAATCTACTTGTTATAAACAATACTGTCATAAGGAAATGTAATGATAGATAGAGAAAATTTAAAATATTATGAAAATATTTTAAGTTTAGAAAACGATAACATAGATCTAACACATGCGTATGCTATTATGACTGCAATAAAAGAAAATGATTACAGAAATATTGTAGACATTGTACTATCTAATTTAAACGCAGATATAAGTAATGTTAAAGAAGTACAAAATATATTAGATCCGTTGTTATTTGCAATAAAAGAAAATGATTACAGAAATATTGTAGACATTGTACTATCTAATTTAAACGCAGATATAAGTAATGTTAAAGAAGTACAAAATATATTAGATCCGTTGTTATTTGCAATAAAAGAAAACGACGAGCAGAGATTTTACACAACTTTATTAAATTCTACGAGCAATTATAATCTTAATTTGTTAGGAAATGTTTTAGCAGCATGTCGAAATAACCCTAAATTAGCCAACAACATTTTAGACAGTTTTAGCGATAATCAATTAAACGCAAAAAATCAGTTACTCGGCAGTGTTTCTCAATTTTTACAAAAATCTCGAGAGTTAGAAGTTATAATATTTGGATCTTGGTACGGTAGTATTTTAATTCCTAGACTTAAAGAATATGCAAAAAGGATATCCTGTATTGATCTAGATGAGCAGGTATTAAAAATAGCAAAAAATCATCTTTTCCAAAATCTTTCAAACATTGAACATATGCAAGCCGATGTATTCGAAAAGTGTTTATCGCGTTACAAAGACACAGATCTTATAATTAATACATCTTGTGAACACATGCTGCCAATGCAAGATTGGCCTTTCTGGAATGAAGTTAATAAACATGCTATTTTCGCCCTACAATCAAATAACATGTACGGAATAGAAGGACATATTAACTGTGTTGATTCTATAGAAGAATTTAAAAAACAGATGCCGGGTAATTTTAACGTACTTAACGAGAATGAGATGGAAGAAGAAAGAGGCACGCGGTTTACATTAGTAGGATGTATCAACTAAGATGTACAGTCTATTTCATAGGAACCATAATAATCTAGGGACTATGGTAGAAGTCTACATTGACTATGAAAAACATTTAATTCAACGTCAATTCAAGCCAAATGCGATTACATGTAACGGTGAGGTTACAAAGTTTAATCCCCAACAAATTTCAGAGGCTTTTGATAATGAAGTTCGATGGTTGAAGGTTTTAGATAGCGAATGGATTCCAAAAACTATTGATGTTAATTATCATGATAGGGTAATTGTTCAAGAATACACGCATGCTGATCTTTTGAATTTTCAGCAGCAATTGCACAGTGTGGTACCGGATATAGAAGATCAAATTATAGAAATGTATAAATTTTTCCGTTCAAAGGAAGTTTATAAAAGAAACGGCAGTTTAAGTAATCTCACTGTAAAAAACGGGCAGTTAGTAGCTTTTGATTTTAAATGGGCAATGGCACGGCCGCGCGGTTTAGAAATGGAGATAAAAAGCTATAAAGAATGGCTTTCGAAAATTAGTAGCACAGTGCCTAGAAAATTATTACAGTTATCATGATCACGGAAAAACCTTTATCGATTTGTGACAAAGACGTACAAAGTTTTTTACAACACAGTATTTGGCAAGATGCCGATCTAAACATCTTTATCTCGCGGTATAATGAATGGATACATTCTAGCGATAACTGTAAAATAAAAGGTTTAGAAAATTTTTCTGCTGCGCTTACTGATGGAGTAACGGGTGCCTTTCCAGATTTCGCACATGCTTTTCCTAACAAACCTCTAATGGTTTTCAAAGGTGAATACTTATATCACAAGGGACTTGGCGCGTTAGAAATAGATAATCCTAGTCAGCTAACACCTGGTTACCGATTGATACTTAGCGTCCCTTTTTCTTCAACAGGCAATATGCCTGCAGCCTTAGATGATATATTAGCAAGATGTGATATGTTAGATATACCAGTTTTTCTAGATTTTGCCTATTTCGGCTTGTGTTCTCTACCAGAGATTAATGTAAATTATCAATGTGTAAAGTTTTGTGCGTTTAGTCTGAGTAAAACTTTTGGGACTGGCAAATGTAAAATTGGGATGTGTTACTACAAAGATATTGTTTCTTGTTCTATGGATATATTAACTCGTTACAGCTATGTAAATCAAGTTAGCGTAAATCTACATTTGCCTGTAATACAAGAATTCTCTCCGGATTATATGTTTGATAACTATAGGCAGAAGCAGGAATTTATTGCGCATGAATTAGGAGTAGAAGTATCAGATACTGTGATCTTTTGTACAACACATAACCCTCGGTTTAATGATTATGATAGACAAGGATTAATTAACCGTCTTGGAATAGGTAATTTATTGACACAAGACAAAAAAACAATTTTACAATATAAAACAAACTTGCTATGACATATGCAAATTGTTATAAATATTGGAGAGGTAGCCAATCTATGCTTTATGAAAAAATAAACTTTCTTCCGATTTTTGACCTTAAGAAAGAACTTTCTGATTTGTTACAAAAAAATAAAATAC